AATACAATCTACCCACGGATACAGTAGATGTGTTGTCTGCGGTGGTTCGTTCTCCCCAAAGTCCTGGACAAAACATTGATATTACCCTCAATCGTTTTAGCCAAGCAGAGTGGCTGCATACTCCTAATAAATCAGGCACTCTAGGTCGTCCAGCGCAGTTTTATTACCAACATACTAATCAGCCAAAGGCATACTTTTTTCCTTGCCCTGATGACTCACAACCCTATACTTTTGTGTACTACGCTATTCGCAGGATTCAAGATGCGGGTGGTTTTACCAATACTGCAGACGTAAACTTTAAGTTTTTGCCATGCCTAGTTTCAGGTCTGGCTTATTATGTTTCAATGAAAAAAGCCCCTGATCGTATGGTTCTTCTTAAACAAATCTACGAAGAGGATTTTAAACGGATTTCTGAGTTTGACAGGGATAGTGCTAGTTATTATGCTGTTCCTGACACACGTCTAAACTACTAAAATGGCTTATGCACAAGGAAGACTTGCCTGGGGTGCCTGTGATCGTTGCGGACAACGATTCTTCCTTAACGCCTTGCGAAAAGAGTGGCAAGGACTTAAAACATGCCAATATTGCTATGAATCAAAGCATCCTCAGTTGGAGCCACGCCGTAATGTTTCAGATGCTATTGCATTGCAAGAACCTCGCCCAATTCCTGACGATACGTTTAACGTATATATTGGGGTTATTGGAGACAGCGCTATCGGGTCTAACGGCATGGTTCCTGTACCTATTTCTAATCCGACCATTGCAGTAACTTATGCGGGCAACATGAAAGCAACGGGATTATGAACTACTTAGAACTAAAACAAGCAATCAAGGATTACACCGAAAACTTCGAACAGACGTTTGACGACAATATCCCTGTTTTTGTAAAGCAAGCAGAAAAGCGCATATATAACACCGTTCAGTTTCCTTCCTTACGCAAGAACGTTACAGGTAACTTAACTTCTGGTAATAAGTATTTATCTACTCCTGGTGACTTCTTGTCTGTTTATTCTTTGGCTATCGTAGTTAGCGGAGAGTACTACTATTTGATTAACAAAGACGTAAACTATATTAGGGAAGCCTACCCAAACCCTAGTACTACTGGTATTCCCAAGGTTTACGCTATCTTTGGGTCACAGCTTACGTTTCCAAATGAGCTGAGCCTTATCCTTGGACCTACCCCAAATAGTGGCTATTTAGCTGAGTTGCATTATTTCTTTTACCCACAGTCGATTGTGGATGCTAACACTTCTTGGTTGGGCGACAATTTTGACCCTGTATTGCTCTATGGCTCGTTGCGTGAAGCTTATTTGTTTATGAAAGGCGAGCCTGACTTAATTGCCAACGTAGAGCAAAAATACGCTGAAGCCATTGGACAGGCTAAACGTCTTGGTGACGGCCTTGAGCGTCAAGATGCTTACCGCTCTGGTCAAGTTAGGGTTCCGGTGACCTAGAATGTTGACACAAACCCTAACCACCTCGTTTAAGCGGGAAATCCTAGAAGGCGTCCATAATTTTTTGACGGACACTTTTAAGATTGCGCTCTACACTTCCTCTGCTACTCTAGGGCCTAATACGCTTGTTTATACGGCTTTAGGAGAAGTTACCCCTCAAGGCACCTATGCTGCTGGAGGGCAGGTTTTAACAGGCACTATCTTGAGCACAGGAAGTGGAATCGCTTACGTGACTTTTAATAACTTAACCTGGACCAGTGTTACCTTTACTGCTCGAGGAGCCCTGATATACAATAGCAGTAAAGGCAATAAATCAGTTGCCGTATACAATTTTGGTACGGATCAGACTGCGGGAGCATTAGATGTGTTTAACATTACAATGCCCCCAAATACCGCAAACGAAGCAATAATTCGCATTACTTAAGGAGCTAAAAATGCAAGTTGAAAAATTAAGCGTTGAGGACAAGGTTTCTAGCACCTTAACCAAGGCGATGAAATCTGGTGATTCTGCCCGTGCTACGGGTAAATATAAGATTGAGTGTGTAGACGCTCAAGGTAATGTCAAGTGGGTGCTAGAGCCCTCTAATTTGGTTGTAAACGAAGGTTTACAAGATATGAATACCAAGTATTTTACTGGCGTGACCTACACCGCTGCTTGGTTCATTGGTTTATACGGCGCTGCTGCGTCTAATAACCCAGTTGCTGGCGATACTGCAGCAGTCCATGCTGGCTTTACCGAGATTGTTCCTTACAGCAACGCTACCCGCCCTGCTTGTACCTTTGGCACAGCGACTACGGCTGACCCTTCTGTTATCAGTAATTCTGCCTCTCCAGCAGCGTTTAATATCAACGCTACCTCGACTGTAGGCGGTGCGTTTTTAATCAGCAATAACACCAAGGGTGGTTTTACCGGTGTATTGTTCTCAGCTTCTGATTTTGCAGCTCCTGGAGACCGCACAGTAGCTTCTGGTGATGTTCTAAACGTAACATATACGTTTAGTTTGGATGCGTAAGGACACGAATATGTTTAAAAAAGGCGAAGTTGTAAAGGTAAAAGCAGTTGTTCCAGAAGGCCCAGTAATTGCCCTACGCATGTCGGAAGATGGCGTAGTGTCTTACTTAGTTGAGTGGAATGACGGGGAAACAACCCAACAGCGTTGGTTTGAGCAAGATCAGCTCGTAGCGGGCTAAATATGCCAGACGGCGGCTGGAGCTCAGGCACCTGGGGCGAAGCCGGATGGGGCATGTCGGTATATTACCGAGATGCCAATGAAATAGCCGCCGGATCAGACGCCGTATCTGCAGCACAAACCTTTGGGGTAGCTGTTGCGGAGACCGCTACGGCCACGGATTCCGTATCTGCAGCACAAACCTTTGGTACGGCCGTAAGCGAGTCTGCTGCTGGCTCTGATGCGGTATTGGTGGCTGCAAGCTCGTTTGAGGTGTCCGTAAGTGAAATAAGTGCAACAACGGACGCATTTAGTGCTACCCAGTTGTTTGCTACCGCTGTCAATGAGACTGCCGTAGCCACGGACAATATTGCTGCACTGCAAACATTTGCTACCGCTGTCAACGAAAGTGCAGTTGCTACTGAATCCAAATTTGTGGCTGGCAGTAGCTTTAATGCTTCCTTTAGTGATATTGCCGCTGGGTCGGATGCCGTATCCGCTACCCAAGCTTTTGCCTCGGCAGTCAATGAAACCGCTACCGCTACCGATGCTATCTCCTCGACCCAGGTATTTGGTACTGCAGTCAATGAAACCTCAGTAGCCTTGGATTCCGTATCCGCTTCCCAGAACTTTGCCACCGCCGTAAGTGAGTCAGCTTCTGGAGCAGACAACCTTTTTGCTGGGCAGGTATTTGCCACCGCCGTAAGTGAGTCCGCCGCTGGGGCAGACGCCCTAGACGCTGCTTTTGCTTACTTTGTTGATGTCAGCGAAACAGGGGTAGCTTCCGATCTTGTAGAAGCGTTACAGAACTTTGTTGCGGCCATAAACGAGTCCCTTACGGCAACAGGCGTAATGGACCCGGCAGGAAGTACCTTCTATGCTGGGTTTACCGATTCGGGTAAGGCTGCTGTGATAGTTTCAACTCCCTCTAGTATTTTTGTTGCCTCTGTAATAGAATCGTTAACAGCGACAGATTCAGTTACTGCAAGGCTATTTTGGGAGCCAATTGATGATAACCAAACGATTACGTGGGCTGCTATCAATGATGACCAGCCCGCAAGTTGGACTCAGGTAGATGACTCCCAGAACCCTACCTGGACTGAAATAACGACTGTATAAGGACTAACTATGCCATCCACCTTTTCACCGCTAAAAATAGAGCTTATTGCTACTGGCGAGCAGTCGGGAACATGGGGTAATACTACCAATACCAACCTTGGTACGGCCATTGAAGAGGCTATTACAGGTTCTGCAGATGTAGCTTTTTCTAGTGCGGATGTTACAGTTACACTAACGGACACAAACGCAGCCCAAACAGCCCGCAATTTACGGCTTAATTTAACAGGTACTTCTGGCGGGGCAAGGAACTTAATCCTTGGTTCTGGATGTCAGATTGAAAAACTGTATCTTATTAATAATGGATTAGCAGA